AAAAGAGAAATTCTAGCGGGGGCTGATTCCAAGCTGATTGAATCCTATTCGGAGCTTATCCGTGCTTGTAATTCTGGTGTTGATATTCTGTTAAAATTTAAAATTGCAGAAGACAAAAACAAGAATCAGAGGGAAATCGCTCAGATGAATATTGATGCGAAAGTTACCAAGAGCGAAGAAGATGAAAGCACCCCTAAGCTCACGTTCACTAGAAATGATATTCTGAAACTTTTGGAAAAGAAAGAGGAACCAACGGTGGTTGACATTTAAATTCCAAATTGACCTTCCACGGTATTCAATAGGTATTCTTTATTCTTCTCAGGATTCTCAACTTTGAGAACCGTGTCGCGGGTATCATAAACATCCCCATAAACATCCAATTTGAAGGTTTCCTCCTTTTCCTCAGTTTCCTCCGTCTCCTCATTGACAAAAATCTCGACAACAATCTTTTCAATTTCGTAAGCAATAGCAACCGAATTATTTTTTTCAGAATCAAATGGTGTATATGTTTTACGATCCTCAAAGATACGATAGTGTTCTTCCCCAATCATTTCTTTCACCTTGTCAAATATCTTTTGACGCACATCTTTTAATTTAACGCGCCAGAACGAATCCTTGACCACGAAGCTACCATTTGACTTAGTTACCCACTTTCCAGTCTTCTCTTCCCCATAGCGATCCTGTGGCTTTTTATCTGCTATTGGGAGGGTGTTGTCATGAATCACAGCCATTCCCATGGATGATCGAAACATTTGCTCCACCTGATCATTGGAATTTGTAATATTTTTTTGTGTGAATGGAGGTGTTTTATTGTAAACATCCACGGGGACATCCAAAGGCACGATATCATCGGTATAAAGCGTGGTGTTGTGACGGGTGGATTGGTTATTCCCCAAAACACCTAAAATATCGGGAATTGTTTTAAAATATTTTTTATCTTTTGACAATTCCAATGTTTGGGCAGCAAGAGGACCATTAAGAAGATGTCTCACATAATAATCAATATCCCATGTCTCCAAATCCTTCCCTTCTTCATCCAACTTGTTGATGAATTTCTCCAATTGGTTCAAACCCAATTCATAAATCTTCTTGAACTCAATCATGAAGTCAATTTCCTCTTTGGTAAATTGATCCCCTAGATTTTGGATTTGCTCCAAATCTTCTTTAGAAAAACACAGTCCTCTCAAAACTTCGATATTTGATCTCATAATTATTCGGCTTCTTTATCAATTTTTAAATTTGGACCACCGTAAGTCTTACAACACGAAAATTCATTCGTGTAACCGTCTCCTAGAAAAATGTGTCTCAATTCATGAACAAACCATCTACCAAGCAGCTTCTCATCGCTCTTCTGCTTGCCTTCCCCTACCTTGACAATATCAATGAATTTACCACCCGCTCTATTGGCGGAACCAAGATTGGCGAAGATAGCTCTCAAATTATAAAATGTTAAGGTATTGATCATTTCAGCTTCCACCATCTTTTCCGAATCCTCCACGGGATAAGGAGAACGAAAATGTCGGAATTTCTGTTTCGTATTTTTGTTTTTAACTACAAATGGTTTGGGTTCTCCTCCAATCGCCTTGAAAGATTTTACGAATTTTTTTTCCCATTGCTTTTCAATGTCTTCCAGCTTCTTGATTCTTGTCTTGTGAATACCTAGAATCGGATCATATCCATAAACCACTGTATTGATGAAGAAATCGTTATTAATCCCATACATGGGAGTGGAATAACCAATGTTCTTGATACCGTTGTTATATTCACTAACCTCTGCATCAGGAGGGGGGTTGTTATCATTGGATGTATCCCCCACATCGGCAAAATCAGACAGGGTGAATGCTTCCATTACACTGTCCTTGTTTTTCTCAAATATCTTGGAAAGCAACTGAAGCTGATATTTACCTTTTTCCTCATTGAAATGGATGAATCCCTTCACATACATATCACCATCTTTGGCATAATAATGTTTCAGAAGATAATTCATCAAATCCATGTAACGGAATGTGAGGGGAGGATGATATGTCAGGGTGAAATCGCCACTCTGCCATTCCCCTCCATCCACCATGTCTTCCCCAAGCAGTTCCTTGAAAATATCCTTTAGAATATCCCCTGCTTTACCAGAGAATGATTTACCATAGGGTATGGTGTCCATGAATGGTAAAGAATCTTTATGCATCATGGAGAACTTCTTAATGTTCTCGGAACGGACTTCAGGATTTCCGAAATTCTCTTCAGAAAATAAAATAAAATCGTATTTCAATTTATCCTTTGGTTTGTCTTCGGGAAAGATTTCTATGGAAAATACATCCCTACCGTCTCCCCTAAGAAGATATTTGTCTTCCACCAGATCATAGGGGTTGGCAATTGCCACCGACCCATTTAGAAATGGATTGAAGAAATTGTCAGTAATCGTCAAACCACGCAGGGCAGACTTGGTGAATTTGACTTCCTGCCCATCAGGATTCTTGAGCTTGAATTCGCACTCGTAGATGACATCATTAATTTTATATTTTTCACCCATTAGAAATGCCTCCCACCAAATATTGTATTTTGCGTAATATCTAGATATAGTAGGGTTCTCAATTCTGTCTTGAGAACCTTCAATTGCGTTCCTCCTTCCACCCAGAAGGGAACTCCTGTGAATTTATCTTTATTGAGAATATAAATGATCCACCAAGAGCGAATATCTCCATAGACATTGAAGGATACAGTGGTTAGGGGTTGGCGGATTTGAACATTGTGGAACTCAATCACGCTGGAGTCCAATTCCGGTATTTCAATCTTCTTGAGAATGTTATAATACGGGAATTCCTTCCCATTGATGGAATCGTAATAGACCTTGAATATCCTTTCATAGCTTTTGATATCCAAAGCTGATAAGGAGGGAATCTGGTTCTGGTATTTTCCGGTATCAATCATTTTATTAATTAATTTTATCCATAAAGTTGGAGACTTCAGTTGTAAGGGAGGTAAATGACATATCGATCTGATATCCTTCAGGGATAATCTTACCATCAATCATACGCTTTGCTCCCAATAATTTAACAGAAAAACTACTACATGATGCCCATCTTATATAACGAATACCCGCCAATTTAACTTCATAAATCCTTGGGGGTTCCATAATAATAGAATTAATGCGTTTGGGGCGATTTATTCGTGTCAGATGTTCCACCAATTTGGTGTTTTTAGTATTATCAGAATTTAAAGTATTATCTAATATAAAAGAAACTTCCAATCCAGAATCATTTTGTGCATATTGATATAATTTCGGAGTTTCAATGTATGATCCCGGAGCAGTTGAATACTTCTTACCAGCCAGTTCATTGGCGGCAGCACCTATAATATCGGATACCGATTTACCTTCCATCGCAGCCTTACCGCCTTCCTGAATAGCATTGATATTGTTCATCCCAACGTATGTTCCCGCTTCCCCAAACAACTTAGAAGCACCCGTTAGAACTGAATCAATACCCCCTAAGAAAGCTGATTGAAATGTATCACCATATTCATTACTAAACGAACGAACGCTATCTCCAAAAAACGGAATTCTGAAAATGTCCTCTGGATCAGCTATTTCACTATACAATTTATCATAAAATTTGTCAGCATCCGTATTCGCTACCACATTTGCATAGCTTTTAATTCTATTTAAGGATTCGCTGGATTTGACCTTATAACTTTTCAAGTAAACCCTTGGCGCACGGTTGCGATAACCACTTCCCCTTGGAATGGTTGTCCAGTCATAATCCCTAACAATGTTAAAATCTCCCACAATAATATTTAAGCGAGCGCATACGCAGATGAACCATAATCACCACGATTGGAATTTAAAGATATTTGAGAAGATTGGGGGGCTGGTTGTGATTGAGAAGGGATTGATATGTTAGTATTGTTTCCACCCCCCATACCACCATCCATCTTTTTTAGTATTTGAGCAGCAATCACCTTAATATCCCCCATGATCTTGATCTGTGTCATACCAATATTACGGAGGAATTCCAAAGATTGTTGATTACCGGAATTGATCATAGGTGTTTTATCACTCATTTTCCAACCAGATTTCTTATAAGATTCCCAATCAGCGTGACCCATTTTATTAGCTTTTGCTAATTTTTCTTGTTCCGTCAACTGTCCAGTTGATTCGTTTCGGTTATTGTTATTATCCGAAGAATCTCCAAATGATAACAATCCTTTCACCCAGCCCACGACCTTGCCAACAAATTCATTCAAGAATTTACTAATCTTATCAATTGCTGGTTCAAATTTTTGAGATAAGGATGTGAAGAATTTACCAAATGATTCCGTTAATCCATTGAATTTATCAGCGATCCAATTTGCGCTTTTACCTATAGCTTCAGGTAAGGAATTCCAGAGTGTGGAAGCCTTTTCCTTAAACCATTCAAAACCCTTGGAGAAACTTTGAGACACTGATTCCCAAGTCTTACCAGAAAATTCTTTTAATTTATCATATCCATCTCCCATGGTCTTGGAAAAACCACTCACAGAATCTTCATCACCATCTTCCAGAATACCAAACCATTCCAGAGGCTTTCTGAGAACGTATGGAAGGTCTTTCAGCTTTTTCTTGATCCATGCTTTCAGACCATCAAACCATCCCGTCTTGGGAGACAGGGATTTATCAGATTCTTTCTTTTCTCCAAATCCCATCAACATCTCAATACCCGTGACAATTGGGCTAAGTCCCCCAAATGATAACAAAGCAGCACCGAATTGATAAAGTCCACCTTTGATGTTTCCACCTTTGAAAGCATCCCAAGACATTTGCATTCTTTTAAATCCTCCGATAACTGGAATCCATAGGGCATTTTTCCATATCCAATTACCAAGGCTCTTAGCCATATCTCCAAGCAAGTCCATCTTAGCTCCCTGTTTATCCTTGGCTCCTGCCGTTTTAATATCCAACCATGCGTTTAGAATATCCAATCCAAGGGAGAGGGGAACTGCCACGATGGAGCCACCGGGAATGAGATTTAATAATCCTGAAAGGGCTGATAGAACATCTATCACACCACCAATCGTATCCCCACCACTAAAACGGGAGATAGCAAATCCTATGGAAATGATGCTACCGATCAAGGGGATTCTACGAAGAATCCTCAAAAGAGGTTTCATAAAAGATAACATCTTGCCCATGATTCCTTTACCAAACAATTTACTCACCATCTTGAATGGTGCTGTAACAAATTTGGATAATGTTCCTATGAATGCCTTGGCACCAGCCATGAGCATCTTAATTCCTCCTTGGATACCCAATTTGGAAAGAATCTTCAACACACCCTTAAATGGGCCATCTGTAAGTAAACCTAAAAGTAATGCACCTGCGCCTCCCAACATCGCCAATATACCCATAAGGATTGATCCCGGTTTGTTTGACGGAGGGGCTGGAATGGCTCTTGAGGACTGTCTAGGAGTGACTTTCTGTATGGAAGTCTTAATTGCCTTATCAGGTGTCTTTTTCTTCTGATATTCAAAAAATGTCTTGGCGAACAGGGAAGCGATTTCCGTGGTTCGTGTTCGCTCATTACTATTGAGTCTAGGATTTACCTTTTTATTGGGATCGGATGGATTACTACCCTGTAATACGTTCTTGTCTTCTATGGATTGCCCCTGTGGAACGCCAATGGTTTCATTGACCGTTTTCAGTAATCCTAAAATTTCTTCTAATAAAGCGACATTCACTTTATTATTTAATCATCATCTATAATACTTGAGATAGAACAAAAAAGAATCCCACATAAATTTAGAATATGCGATGGGATAATATAATTTATCAGTAAATCCGATTCCATATTTACCATTTTTATATCTTCCTATAAATTTCGGCGTTTCTCTCACAAAGAAGATATGTTTTTCCCACAAATATTTCATAATATTAATTATCAAAGAAGGACACATCAATGTCAAACGCTTTTTCCTCCCCATTGATCGTAACTTTCAGATGGGATTGCTCATCCTCCTTGAAAGCTTCAATATATTTGATGATTTCCTTATTGATTGATAGAGGTAGATTTTCCACAATTTTCACACGATCCTTCACGGGAGTATCGCCAAAAACAATCTCATTTTCTCCGAATTTTACGGATTTGATGAATTTTACAATTTCAAAAGTATAGATATTGCCAATGTTCTTACCTGCATCCTTATCCCCATCCTTTTTGAGAATTTCAATGGCATAATTAATAACCTTGTTCTCTTCCTTGAGAGTGGGAGTAGCCAGAACCACATCAACTACACCATTGATCGTCTTTTCCTTGGGAGATTTGATCTTACGAGTGCTTTGGATATTACTTTCAATACTACCCACTTCCCCATCCAGCTTCAGATCATTACCAAGGCTTTCTCCCCGAATCTTGAGAATCAGGGGCAGCTTATCCTCAACTTTAAGGGTGTCTGATTCCGTGTTTTCAATCAGAATATCATTAAGAATTTTCTGGAACTTGAGAACACCCACTGTTCCATCAGCTACGGTGGCGATGATGTCTTTCTGTTGTTTGAAAGTGAGGGGAGAGCAATCCACTTCCTTTTTAGTAGAAGCTTGCCATGCCTTGAATTTATTTGCCTTGAGTTCCTGAATGCTATCAAGGAATTGTTGAACGTTGTTTTCCATAAAATATACTTACACCGAAATCATTCTTTTTCAACCCAATTCCGGTGTTTTTTCCGAACTATTTTCCTGATTGAGCTTATCCACGAAGTAATCAACATCGCGCATGGTGGAATTCAGAAGGATATTGCCGTCTATTTTGGACGACAGATGGTAGATGATATCTCTATAGTAGTCATCTCCATACGGATGACACAGACCCCGTAGAAGTTCAAGGGGAGCATGTCCCATAAAGTTAATATTAATATTTTTCAGGGATGAATTGGTAAAACGAACTGTTTTGGATTCATTTTTGAGAAGGGCATTGATCAGAGTATTGTATGTGGATGCGGGAAGCTGTTCGATCAAGGCAGATTTATCCCCCACTTTGGCAAAATCCAAAACGGATTCTCCGTATTTCACCTTTCGGATCGTCTCCGATATGGAGAAAATATCGTAACCTTTTTTAAACAGGGGAGGAACATCCAATTCAAATTCCAGATTATCGGTTTTGATGATCAAGGGTTCCTTATCCCAATTTTCCAATTCTTTTATGAAATATGAAAGGGATACTTTCACGTTCTTTTCTTCCACCGTGAATCCCATGTCATAGGATACATCACGTTCCCAACATGTTAAAACATTTAAAAATTTTTCGTAAATGTTATCCCCCGAAAAGTTGTTGAGATAATCAATCAGGTAATCATCCTCATTTTCAGAGATTTCTTTAAGGTCTTTGAATTTGATTTTCACAATTGGCTATAATTTTCACAAGCAAATGTCACGCTCTTAATCGGGTAATCGGTGTTCTCGTAGTCCATAGTGAATCCCTCAACAGCGACAGGGAATGCCCGTTTGAATCTATATCCTTTTCTAAGCACTCCATTATTGGTATATTGTTTCACTGTGATAGTGGACTTGAGATTTACTCCCCGTTCTACCAGACCTTTGATACCAATGGCAATCTGCCAAGGACGAAAATACTCATGCTCCAAATCCTGTCTAGTTTCCAGAAAGTTGATGGAGAAGCTACGTGAGAGGAAATCGGCACGGGAAGTCATGGCATAACCGGGGAGGAAACCACCATAGGAATCTCCTGCCACCATAGGAGTGAAATTGGATGATTCTTGAGGAATTGTAACAGACTGAGCAGGGAGGATGGTGCCGCTCTTTGTCATGGCATTGGGAGCGATCTTGGCTCTCCAGTTCTCTCCCGCATCCGATAGAACACTATTGACCGCTGATTCCGTGACACCATCTATGGATACCGTCCATAAGACAGGAATGGATAGGCAATATTTAGCATCGCCTGAGAACGCCTGAAGGAAATCGTTGATTTGTGGACCAGCCATATGTTATTATTTAACTGGCTGTTATGATCAGACGTTATTATTCAAGTCCATTATAAAAATGGTATGCGAAAGTGGCAGTAAAGTTTAGAACTTCACCAGTTCCATCTGCAATTGAATATCCAATCTCTCCAATATCTCGTAAGGATGCGCCAACAAGTTCAATCGTTTTGATTGTTTCCAATGATCCACCACTTGTAACATTGGTTCCACGTTGGCATGGGATTTGAAGAACATCTAAAGTGATAATTGACTCAAATCCCGGCATACATAAATTACCAGTAGTAGTATTATTATCAAATAAAGTTCTACTCGCATTTTCAAGCTTGGTGCGGATGTCAAGGGATTGATCAACGTAAAATTCAACACTCCATCCTTCAGCACCCGGATATGTTGATTTTCCGGGTAAATTGAATGTTTGTCCACTGAAATTGACTTGTTTATTTTCAATGTTACGTCCCGGTAGGGATGCACTACGAGCATAAATCAAATCTGTTTCCCCATTTAGGGATAATCCAGTGATGCTAATTTGTTTGATGCGGAATAGGAAGTCCCTTGCAAATTGCTTTTGGGAGGCTTGGTTAAAAAAGTTTTCAATTGTAGTTGCCATAATATTATTTAGCTATATGATTAGATTAACTCTTCAAAGTTGGCATCACTTCGGGTGGCGGTAAACGTTATTAATATGAATTCAGCGGTTCTCGTTGGTTTGATCAGAATATCAACCTTCAACTCATTGGTATCAATGACTTGTGGAGTATTATTCCTTTCGTCGCAAACAATCAGATAATCATAGCAACCACCGTTCTGCTTCGCAACTTCGAAGATTGGAGTAAGAACATTCACCAATCGAGTTCTGGTGAATTCATTGTTGGGTTCAAACACGAAGAATTGTGCAGCTTTCTTGGTGGGTCTTTCCAGAGCAAGGAACAACCTACGGACATTGATGCGATCAAATGCGCTTGGTTTGCGGCTCATGGTCTTTTGACCAAAGACAACCACACCTTGGGCTGGGGAAAACATGACAGGGTTGATGTTGATCTTGTAGAACTCATCACGCTGTTTCTGATTTGGATTGATAGCGATATCAAGGGCATTTGTCACCAGACCACGGGTGAATCCAGCAGGGGCAGACCATGGGAATTCCGCAGCATCGCTACGTGCCATGATAGCAGCTTGGTATCCAGAGAATGGAAGCCAAACCCTTTCACCTGTGAAATCATCATAGGCTTGCACCCAGTTTCCATAGGTGGCAGCATAGGAAGTGTTTTCCAATTCGAATTGGTGTCTTATAGCCCAATAAACATCTGTTTGGAAGTTCTTGGTTCTATCAGAAAGAATCTTGGTGTTTCTTCCAGTCACAAGAATGTGACGGATAGGATCAGCGATAAACATACAATCACCACGACCACCAGTATTGGAGGGGAGGTTACAGAAGT